TCAACTTATGCTTTTAATCATTCAGCAACTTTGTCTGATGATCAAACAATTAGTAATGCAGTATTAGCAGGACCAGTTACAGTAACTGGAACTCAAACAATAACAGGAACAGTAGTAGTAGTTTAATGTCAAAAATAGAAGTAAATGAAATAGACGCACAATCAGGCAGTACGATTACTGTAGGATCAGCATGTAAATCAGTTGCTGTTCCAGGTAATGTTGTAAAAACAAATGCTGTGCAAGCTTCTGACGCTGGAAATATAATAAGTCAGTCTGGAACCACAATTACAATAGGTGCTTCAGGCGATACTGTAAGTTTAGCAAGTGGTGCATCGCAATCAGGATTTGGTAGATCAGGATCTGTAGATTGGGAAACAACTAAAAAAACAGCAAATTTTAATGCTACAAGTGGTGAAGGATATTTTGTTGACACAACAGGTGGAGCAATTACAATGACGCTACCAGCCTCACCAAGTGCAGGAGATATCGTTGCTGCAAAAGATTATGATGGTACTTTTGGTACAAATAATTTTACAATAAATAGAAATAGTGAACCAATTAATGGTGGTAATGCCATCAACCCAGTTATAGATACATCAGGTGCTTCAATTGTATTAGTTTACGTCGATGCAACTCAAGGATGGGTACCAACTCAAGATGATTCTTCTGCGATAGTTGGTGAAAATTTTATGAGTGCAACAGGTGGTACAATAACAACTTGTGGTAATGACAAAATTCATACGTTTACAGGGCCAGGAACTTTTACTGTTTGTTCTGTTTCAGACGCTGCAGCAAATAATATTGTATCTTATGTAATTGTAGGCGGTGGTGGTGGCGGTGGTGGAGCAGGGCCAGGACCTGCTTGCGGAGGAGCTGGCGGTGGTGGAGCAGGAGGTTATAGAGAAGTAAAAAATCCAGTAACCCCTTATACAGCTAGTCCTTTAGACGGTTATCCAAGCGCACCAAATAGAGTTACAGTAACAGCAACAGGTTTTCCAATAACAGTAGGAGCAGGTGGAGCTGGTGGTGCTCATACAGCTTGTGGTTCTAATGGTGCTACTTCAACTTTTTCAACAATTACTGCAGCAAGGGGTGGTTATGGTGGTGCTGGTGCTACGAGTGGTGGTAATCAAAAAGGTGGTGGCGATGGAGGCTCTGGTGGCGGTGGAGGCGGAGCAAATGGAACTCCTCCAGGAGTAGGAAGCGGTGGAACTGGTAATGTACCTCCGGTCAGTCCTGCTCAAGGAAATAATGGAGGAACTGCACCTGTAGGTTCTCGAGGAGGAGGCTCTGGTGGCGGAGCAACAGCTGCTGGTGGTGCTTGTGCAGCAGGTGGTGCTGGTGCTACAAGTTCAATTACAGGATCTGCAAATGCAAGAGCCGGTGGTGGTGGAAATGGTAGAGGTGCTGGAGAAGGGTCTTGTGGCGGTGCTGGAGGTGGTGGAGCCGGTAATAAAGGTGGCGATGGTGGAACCCCTGCACAAGCTGGATCAACCAACACTGGTGGTGGCGGTGGTGGAGCAGGTGATGAGAACTCAGCTCCTTGTAGAGCTGGTGGAAACGGTGGAAGTGGTATAGTAATAATAAGGTATAGATTTCAATAATTATGACAAGTACAATTAAAGTAAATACAATACAAAATACATGTGGAGCAGACATCATAAAAGAGTCTGGTAACACAATAACTATTGGTGCATCTGGTGATACAGTAACTCTTGGATCTGGTGCTTCTCAATCAGGTTTTGGTAGAACAGGTACGGTTGATTGGCAAACAGGATCTATTAAAACAGCAGATTTTACAGCAGCTAATGGTGAAGGGTATTTTGTAAATACAACATCTGGAGTAGTGACAGTTACACTACCATCATCACCAAGCGCAGGAAATATTGTAGCTATTGCAGATTACGCAGGGACTTCAGCAACAAACAAAATTACAATAAACAGAAATAGTTCTCCTCTTGAAGGAGGCACAACTAATGGAGAAATATCAACAAACAGACAAACAGCTACGTTAGTTTATGTAGATGCAACTCAAGGATGGATTGCTGTAAATTCTAATGATTCACAATTTATTGCACCACAGTTTGTAGCAGCATCAGGTGGTACAATAACAACTTGTGGTAATTTTAAAGTTCATACATTTACAGGACCAGGCACATTATGTGTGAGTAGTGCTGGAAATGCTTTTGGTTCAAGCACACTAGATTATTTTGTAGTAGCAGGCGGTGGTGGTGGCTCAGGTCGAGATGTTAGTGGTGGCGGAGGAGCAGGAGGATTTAGATTATCTAATTCTGTTGGTTGTTTACCAGCACCTTCTATGTCTCCTTTAGCTAATCCTACAGGTTTACCCGTGACTGCAACCGGTTATCCAATAACAGTTGGAGCTGGCGGTGCTGGTTCAGTTTGTTCGGGAGTAGGAACAAATGGTGTTAATTCAGTTTTTACAGGATCAAGCACAATAACATCTGCTGGTGGTGGTGGCGGAGGTAGATTTAGTTGTGGTGCTGGAGCAAATGGAGGATCCGGAGGCGGTGGCGGAAGACAAGGTACTGGCGGTGGTTCAGGAAATACACCTCCTGTATCTCCACCACAAGGAAATCCAGGTGGAGACGGTGAAGATGCCGGTGGTAATGCCGATGGTGGTGGCGGAGGCGGTGGTGCAGGAGAAGCAGGAAAAGATGGTCGACCATCAGGTCCCGCTGCTGGAGGAGATGGATCATTTATATCTCCGGCTATGGGAGGTTCTAATGGAACCCCAGGTCCAGCATCAGGAAGATATTTTGGTGGCGGTGGTGGTGGAGCTCAACACAGAAATGAACCAAACCCAACTGTATCTCCAGGCCCAGGTGGTGCTGGTGGTGGAGGTCAAAGTGGTGCTGTATCAGGTGCAAATGGAGTAGCTGGAACAGCTAACACTGGTGGTGGAGGAGGTGCAAGTAGAGGAGCACCAGCAACTGGTGGAGCAGGTGGTTCTGGTATAGTAATAATAAGGTATAAGTTTCAATAGGTAAATTATGAGTGAAGTAAAAGTAAATAAAATTAGTCCAAGAACAAATTGTGGTACAGTCCAGTTAGGAGATAGTGGTGACACTATTACCATTCCTGCTGGTGCAACAATCACGAACAATGGAACGCAAACAGGATTTGGTAGAACAGGGACCGTTGATTGGCAGACAGGATCAATTAAGACAGGAGATTTCACAGGAGCAAGCGGTGAAGGTTATTTTGTAAACACAACTAGTGGTGAAATAACTATGACTTTACCAAGTGCTAGTGCTGGAGATATTATTTCAGTTCAAGATTATAATAACACTTTTGATTCAAATAAATTTAGTGTTCAAGCAGGATCTGGAGTAAAAATTAATGGTGGAAGTGCAGCAGGTAAAGTAGAATTAGACACAGAAGGTGAAGGTTTAACTTTAGTTTATGTTGATTCAACAGTTGGTTGGAGATCAATTCATAATTCAAATTTTGCAGATCAATCTGCAACCGCATCTTTTATTACAGCAACAGGTGGAACAATAACAACAGTTTGCACAAATTATAAAGTTCACACATTTACAGGACCTGGTACATTTACAGTTTGTTCAGTTGGTAATTCACTTGGATCTAACACAGTTTCATACATGGTTGTTGCAGGTGGAGGTGGAGGTGGTCGAAACGCTGGTGGTGGTGGCGGTGGTGGAGGTTTTAGAGAAGGTAGAACCACTCAATGTACCTCTTGGACAGCTAGCCCTATAGCTTGCACTTCAGGATCTAATGCAGGCTTACCAGTATCAGCTCAAGGTTATCCAATAGCAGTTGGTGGCGGTGGAGCTGGTGGCGGTGGTTCAAATGCGGTGCAAGGAAGTACATCAAGTTTTTCAACAATATCATCAGCTGGTGGCGGACGTGCAGGATCACGAAGTGGTTTGACTGCTTCAGGTGGAGATGGAGGAAGCGGTGGAGGAGCTGCTGGCGATAATACAAGTGCTGGTTCAGGAAACACTCCCCCTACAACTCCCCCTCAAGGAAATAATGGAGGAGCTTCAGCTTCAGGAGACACCGGTGCAGGTGGTGGAGGTGCTACAGCAGCTGCAGGTAATGCTGCTTCAGGTGGCGCTGCTACACCAGGTGGTGCTGGTGGAACTACATCAATTACAGGTTCACCAGTAATGTATGCCGCTGGAGGTGGTGGAGGTGGTTATCCGTGTGGTAGTGGTAGAGAAGGTGGAAATGGTGGTGGTTCAGGTGGTGGATGTGCTACTAATTCTCCAAACAATCCTGGAAATGTAGCAGCACTAGCAGGAACGGCTAATAAAGCAACTGGTGGTGGCGGAGGAAGCAATCAATCTTCACAACATAATGGTGGAGCAGGTGGTTCTGGTGTGGTAGTAATAAGATATAGATTTCAATAGTTGAATGGTAATTAAAATTAATATATAAGGAGAAACATTATGGCACATTTTGCAAAACTAGGATCTAACAGTAAAGTTATCCAAGTCCTAACACTTGATAACAAAGATATGTTAAATGCTGATGGTGTTGAAGATGAATCAGTAGGTCAACAATATTTAGAAACACACAACAACTGGCCTGCACAAATGTGGATTCAAACATCTTACAATACAGTAAACAATACACATTCATCAGGTGATAACTCAAAAGCTTTTAGAGGAAACTACGCAGGTATAGGTTATGAATGGGACGAAGATAATCAAATCTTCTGGCCTAAAAAACCATATGCATCTTGGGTAAAAAATACTACTGATGCTAGATGGCAATCACCAATTGGTGATGCTCCAGCATTAACAGCTGAACAAGAGGCACAAAATACACCTGCAGATGAAAATACTGAAGCTACTCATGGATGGCATTATGTTTGGAATGAAGAAGACCAATCCTGGGACTTGACAGACTCAATGGCATAAATTAAAAAGGTATGTGGTATGCAAAAGAAAGTATTATCTGAACAAGCTTTATATTATGGTGATGTGGCAATGCCTAAAGATTGGGACATTGACCGAGATAAATTACAAGAAGACATTTTAAAATCACAAGTTACAGACTCACCTTTTCCATTTTCAAGAACTTGGGATATGCTAAATACATATATCAAAGATTATATTGGTCTTGAGTATGATGTTAATCTTATTAACAAAGAAACGTGGGGCAACATGTATAAGCCTGAAAAAATTACAATTCCTTTGTTAAATATAGATCCTGTAGATTTACGTAACTCTCCAGATTTTACATTATTATATGGAGTAAATGTTAAAGATTGTATGGTTAGGATACACTATGAAGATAATAGACGTAAAGGAAGAAGCTGGGATATACCATTAATTAATAATAAATTTATAATGTTTCCATCAACAAATATGTATTACATAACAAACAATCAAAAGGATAGTTTAAATTTTGTACAGACAATAACATATGAATACATCTAATTATATTTTTATACAGGATAAGTTTTTAAATGATACGGAATGCGATAAATTAATAGATTTTTACCACAAAAATAAAGATAAAATAGTTACCGAAAACAATTATATTTTTTGTAATATGCAACCAAACAAATATTTAAGTAAAAAATTAAATAAGATTCCTTCTTTGTATATAGAAAAATATCCTGAAGCTAATATTACAGTTGACAAATGGTATTTGGAGGAGATTAGAATAAAACATTTTAAACCAAAAAATAGTTTTGAAAATTGGCATTCAGAACATCAAGTAAGCACTCCTTTAAGAATGTTAGCTCTTCAAATATATCTATCTTCACATAAATGTGGAACTAGATTTTATCGTTATAAAACTATAAAATCAGAAAAGGGAAGACTAGCTATTTGGCCCGCATATTTTACTCACACACATAAAGGACAAGTCTGTCCAGATAATTTAAATAGATTTATTTTATCTGGATATTATAGGTTAAGAAATGAATCTATCTAATTATTATTGGTATTTTAGTGGTGTATTGACACCTAAATTTTGTGATGAAGTTATAAAATATGCAAATTCACAAAAAGAAGTATTAGCCAGAACCGGTGGTTATGACAAAGAAAAATTAACAAAAGAAGATGTTAGGAATATACAGAAAAAAAGAAAGTCTGATTTAGTTTGGTTAAATGATACTTGGATATATAAAGAATTACATCCATATGTACATCAAGCAAATAAAGCAGCTGGTTGGAATTTTGATTGGGACAGATCTGAATCTTGTCAATTTACAAAATATAAATTAAATCAATATTATGATTGGCATTGTGACAGCTGGGATAAACCTTATGATAAACCAAATACACCAGATCACGGTAAGATTAGAAAACTATCTATGACTTGTCAGTTGACAGATGGTTCAGAATATAAAGGTGGTGAATTAGAATTTGATTTTAGAAACTATGACCCACATATGAGGGATGAATCAAAACATAGAATACAATGTAAAGAAATATTACCAAAAGGATCTATTATTGTATTTCCTAGTTTTATATGGCATAGAGTTAAACCAGTGACATCAGGCACAAGATACAGTCTTGTAGTATGGCATTTAGGGAGGCCTTTTAAATAATGTATATAAATAACTATTTTAACACAACCATTTGGTCAGAACAAAAACCAGAGTTTGTAAAATCTTTAAACAAAGCTTCTAACAAATATATAAAAGAAGCAAGAAACAGAGAGAAAAAATTTATAAAAAAATACGGTGACTTTGGAAGATCATATCACTCAACACCACTTACAGCTGACAATGACTTTTTAGATTTTAGAAATTACATTGGTCAAAAGTCTTGGGAGTATTTAGATCATCAAGGTTATGATATGTCACAATACACAACTATGTTTAGTGAGTTATGGGTACAAGAGTTTGCTAAAAAAGGCGGTGGTCACCATTCTGCACATATACATTGGAACCAACATGTATCAGGTTTTTATTTTTTAAAGTGCAGTGATAAAACATCTTACCCAATCTTTCACGAACCAAGAACCGGAGCAAGAGCTACTAAATTAAAAATGAAACCAGATAGAAAAGGTGTGTGGCCTGGTGAAGAACTTATAAATTTTAAACCGACACCAGGTACGTTAATTATATTTCCAGGATACTTGGAACATGAATATGCAGTAGACTTTGGTATTGAACCATTTAGATTTATACATTGGAACATACAAGCAGTGCCAAAAGAAATGGCAAAAGATGTCGTTTAAAAAAAATAAATATACAGTTATCCGTCAAGCAATATCAAAAGACCTAGCAAGTTTTGTTGCAAATTATTTTTGCATGCAAAAACAGGTTTATGATACTTGTAGAGAGCATAGATACATTTCACCATTTGAAAATATTATAGGGTATTATGAAGGTGAGAATGAACAGATTCCAAATACCTATTCTCAATATTCAAATATGGCTATGGAAACATTGTTACTTAAATGTTTACCAGATATGGAAAAAGCAACAGGATTAAAATTATATCCAGCTTATACATATGCTAGAATTTATAAAAAAGGTGATATTTTAAAAAGACACAAAGACAGATTTAGTTGTGAGATATCTACGACTATGAATTTAGGTGGTGATGATTGGCCTATATATTTAAGTCCAGATGAAAATGTAGGTGCACCCGATGGTAAGAATATTACAACGGCTAGCAAAGCAAAAGGAATTAAAGTAGATTTAAAACCAGGAGATATGCTGGTTTATTCTGGCTGTGAGCTAGAACATTGGAGAGAAAAATTTAAAGGTAAAGAATGCGTACAGGTTTTTCTGCATTATAACAATCGTAAGACTCCTGGAGCGAAGGATAACATGTTCGACAAACGTCCACATTTAGGTCTTCCTTCCTGGTTTAAACGATGATATAATTCTTAGATGGAGGCAGGGCACCACCACATACC